GTCAAGATTGAGTCACTCATCTTCAAGTTCTGTAATACGGTAAATATGACCATCATTACTCAGACATCTCCGCCCTTCAATTACGTGGCTCCTGAGGGTTCTGACCAAGAGGCTCAGGATTCCTATGAGGGTGCAATTGTTCTGGATCCTACGCCTGGATTCTACACTAAGAGTCCTATTGGTGTCTGTGACTTTGCCTCTCTGTATCCATCAACCATTGAGTCTGAGAATATCAGCTATGACTCCCTTCTCTGGTCAAAGGATTATGGTCTTGATGGCCAGGAAGTAAAGACCGTGTGTTATGGGGATATCGCCAAATACGAGAAGGCAGGGGAGGCAATGGGATGTAGATGGATTGACATTTCCTTTGATATCTGGAAGCCTGATCCTCAGGATTTCCGAAAGAATCCTAAGAAGCTTAAGATGGGCACTAGGGTCTGTCGTTATGCCCAGTATCCTGGCACGAGAAAGGCAGTTCTGCCGCGGATTGTGCAGGGCCTTCTGGCGGCAAGGGCAGCAAAGCGTGCCGAGATCAAGAAGGAGTCCGATCCCTTCAGAAAGGCTCTTCTGGATGCTGAGCAGCTAGCCTACAAGCTGACGGCAAATTCTCTCTATGGTCAGCTAGGCTCTGGTGTATTCAAGGTCAGGCTGCAGAATCTAGCAGCCTCTGTTACGGCCTATGGCAGAAAGCAGATCATGTTTGCCAAGGCAGCAATTGAGAAGTTCTATGGTCCTGAGGCCAAGGACCCCCGTTGCTCAGCCTTTGTTGTATATGGTGATACGGATTCGCTCTTTGTGGAGATCAATCCGAGAAATCCTAAGACCGGTGAGCGCCTAGAGGGCCGAGAGGCAATCCAGGCCACCATTGACATTACAACAGAGGCAGGTGAGTTGATTACCAAGGCCCTGAAGAAACCACATGACTTTGAGTTTGATAAGGCCTTCTATCCCTTTATCATCTTTAGCAAGAAGCGTTACGTGGGGAACATGTATGAGGAGAATGCCGATGATTACTGCCAGAAATCGATGGGTATTGCAACAAAACGTCGCGACTACGCCGCCATTGTCAAGACAATCTATGGTGGGGCGATTAAGATTCTGCTGACAAACAAGGATGTTGCGGCGGCGGCGGCCTTTGTCAAGAAGTGGGTGGACGAACTAATGGACAACAAGGTGAGCTTGAATCAGCTCATGCTTACAAAGAGCCTGAGATCCGAATACAAGTCTGCCACGCCGCCGGCTCATAAGATTCTGGCTGACCGTATTACTGCACGAGATCCTGGTAATGCGCCGGCCTCAGGAGATCGACTATCCTTCATCTATTTCAAGCCGCCGGCAGGATTCAAGGGGACACAGGGTGATCGCATTGAAACTCCGACCTTTATGAAGGCAAATGGACTCAAGCCTGATCCTCAATACTATATTGAGCATCAGCTGGAGAATCCAGTTGGCCAGCTATTCAGTATTCTCGTTGATCAGCTCCCTGGAGTGAGACCGCCGCCCCAGGGGTGGAATGCAGATCCAGAAATGCAGGCAGCTGAGCGTGAGCTCTATGCTCGCGATTATCTGTTCAAGCCGGCAAAGACAAAGAACACAAATACCTTGATGAAGGCTTGGGGTCTATCGGATATTGTGGTCAGGGCACCAGTGGCTACGTCTATGGCTTCAAGGTCCAAGGCAAAGGAAGCACCCATGGTCACGAGGGCTCAGCAGCTCTTCATGGATAAGATGCTCGTAGATGAGGCAAAGAGAAAACCTAAGAAGAAGTAAGATGATTGAACTACAGACTATAGATGCAAAATCTGCAGCAGTAGTGCTTTCCAGGTGGGAGTCAGAAGATTCTTATTATTCTGGAATGAAGACGGCAATTGCGGGGCCATTAAATATGAAGGCACGAGGGAATCCGTATCTTCAGAGTGGTGAGACAATTGCTAAGGTTGAGCGGATAGATCTTTCTTTTCCATTTCCTTTGGAAGGTCCAATCCAACTTGTCTATTTGCATCCGTCCTCAGATTCAGGTCTTCCTCACACTCGTGGTAAGACTGGAATCGCCATGCCTATTTTTTTGCAGTGGGAGCCAAGTGAAAAAACAATGCAACATGAACTTGTGCATCTTTCACAGAAACAATTCGAGGGAAAATGGTTCTCCTTTTATGAACGGGTCTGGAAGTTCAGAAGGGCAACTGAGGAAGAGCTTCTTTCTATTCCTTTAAGGTGGAGAGCAAGGCGTCGTATAAATCCTGATACACTTGGCTCACCGTATATGGTATGGCGTGATCGGTATATCGCCTTATCCGTGTTTACTAGTGAAGAAAAGCCTGATCTGAGATTTTGCAAGCGCGGATTCTGGGACTTGAAGATGACACAGTGGACATGGGAAGAGCCTCCGGGCTGGGTAGACTTATTTGCTAGAGGGTTTAATGATGAACATCCAAATGAAATTGCTGCACACTGGATTGATGGATCTGCTGGCCCAGAAAGATATACCGATATTCGCCAGGCATTCACTTAATCCGCGTAATATTTAGATACGAAATTTTAAATGTTTAATTCTAATGAAATAGGATTAGAGTGGAAGGGCTCTTTAGAGACCCTTTCTACTATTCCTAGGGCTAGATGTGCAGTCTTAGATGATTCTGGATCATTAAATGATAGCAAGGGAAATGAACGATGTAAAATGATCGTGGAAGAGACCGTGGCAGATAATACTCTTGGCAAACTTATATGGGTTAAGCGTTTTTTGGGGGAGAATAGTAAGTCGTCGGTTGACTTGTTAGTGAAGAAACCAGTATCTCAGAAACATGCAAAACAGGAATCTGTTATACAGTGGTTAGTTCACAAGTCACTTTCAGAGTATGGTCTAGGAGAACATTGTCCGAAGGTTATTGATGTCTTTTCTTATTCAGGTTCTATATGGTTTTCTATGGAGCCAATCTATTCTGCACCCTTACTGGATGAATACCTACGCTCATTACCAACGTGGTCAAAGAAGAATAAAGAAAATGGCCATGCCTTAATTAATATTCTTGCCCAGATTGCCTTATCCTGCATTGTTCTGGAACGAACCATTGGGTTTAATCATAGAGACCTGAAGCCAGATAATATTTTGGTGAAATTAGATTCATTCAGGGCCCGTTCCCTAAAATGGTCGGATCAATATGATATACATGTTGCTCCATATTATACGGCTATCCTAGTGGATTATGGTTTCTCTTGCCTAGGTCCTGGAAAGGTGCCATGGATACAATCTGGAGATGATGTATTGCCTCCCTTTGACCCATGCCCGAAGGTTGGGCGTGATATCTTTATGATTCTTGTCTTTCTCTTATGGCAAAAAAGTGTCAGAGATAGTTTAACCGACGAGCATTTAGAATTTTTTAAGAAATCCTTACATCTATCTACAGATAGGCTGGCTGAAATGATGAACACGAATAAAAATCCATCAGATTGGATTTACATGTTAATTACTGAGCGAGGGTTTCACTGTCCTGCCTTAGACCCATTAGTCTGGCTAAAGTCTTGTGCTGCTACATTTCCTGAAATTGTCGTGTTCAGATGATCCTCCTCATCGTCACCGTGCTGCCCTCGTTGAGGTGGAGGGACCTTGTTCTGCCAGAGTTCATTACACCTTCCTACGCGATGACCTGCCTCACCACAAATGCAACAAGGGATCGCCTCCATTGTTGTATATATGGTTTATTATAGTGTTCAACTTTACTGGCTACTCCTAGATCCAGGCATACTCATGATATCGGTGCGTTCTAGACCTAATTTTGGTTCAAAAGTCACGGTAAAACTAGAATTATCTGTGCTTCTGCTCGATGACTTACTCCTATTCGGTATGAGAAGGTTAGATAGTTCTATTCTAATGTGAAATTGTTGGCCGGATGGTGAAAAATAAGACCAATTTACATCATTGCTTATAGGAGTATATTTTACTGCACCACTATTTAATGATTCAAGCCACCAGGATAGAGGCTGATTCTTAAATACAAGAGTGTTGTCTTCAACTGAAGTGGATAAGCTAGATAAATCGGCACTTCCTCTGCTGGGAGTATTTGTTAATGTGTTTAGTGTTGCAGTTACATCTTGATCTGTAGTAAGTTTAAATACGGATCTGCTCATTATACTATTAGTGGGCAAAATTGAACTATGAAATTTACTTAGCTTAGCCATATCAAATGAGTACTCAGACACCATTGTATACTTCAACTCATATCTTGACTAGTGCTAGCCAGTTAGCTACTGCAACTTTCACACAGGCATCTAGTCCTAGTGCAAGTGCTACTGCAAGTGCTGACTTCAGCTATAGCCCTAGCTTCAGTCAGAGCATTAGCCCTAGTCTTACTCAGAGCTTCAGTCCAAGTTTCACTCGTTTGCCTAGTCCAAGTTCGTCCCAGGTATGCATTCTAACATCTGCGCCCACTACGGCTCTTGGATCCATATCAGATAATACATTCTATGTGATCATTTTCACGATTGCAGCCTTATTCTTTATCAATACATCTTACTCAATTCATTATTATAATGCTTATACTAATGAAAAATCAAGAAGGCGACTCACTAATGATCAGGTTCAAAACAATCCCTATCACACGAATGTCAGAGATACCTTTAATCGAGTATAACAGGGGGGGTATAGTAAACATTTTTTAGACCGTATTCCTTCATGCATTTCTCGAGAAAGACACGGCATTGCGCACATGGCTTTGATCCGACAAAGGGATCCTCAACTTCAATATCCTTATTTCTGGAAATGCGCACCACATACATCTCAGCACCCTTTAACTCATGGATATTACCAATTTCCTTCACCACATTACGCTCTGCATGAATACTACTTGCGCAATATCCAGATCCTCGGCTTCTAGATCCAAAGCCATTTGTGGCTTCTGCTATTATTCGCCCTCGTTTCATAAGCACAGCGACATGGATACTGGCAAAATGCGCATATCTCAGATTCACTGTTCTTGGATTGCTAAGAATTTGATCCAGAAGCCAGCGTTCACTTTGTCTCATTATAGTAAATGGTGTTGCAGGGGTTTAACCTGCTAAGGCTATCAATTTTTTTATAAAAGCAGCCACTTTTCTATAGAAAGCTTTAGCTTATTCTTATAGATCGACCATTCAGCCATTATATTTTTATGATAATTAGCCATTATATTTGGATTTTCTATAAAATACTGCATCATTTCGGCAACCTCATTCCAGGATTCTTTTCTTATAAACGGTATTCCTGAATCTTCTAGGACTGCAGGTAGTTTAGTAAATACTGGAATACATCCACATTCTAGGGCTTCATAGAAACGATAAGTTTCCACATTATTTCCTTCTGGGCATGGAACAAAGACGGTATTCTGTAGAAGCTCTAAATACTGGTTCTTAGTTAATTGCCCTGGATCATTCCAGTCTGGGAAGAATTTTACGAAATGCTGATCAATTGCAAGGAGAGGCTCTAGTTGGGTGGAACGCCCTTTCCAGTTAGTTCCTGAAAAGGACCACGAATAGAGACGGGTTTCAAGGGCAATGGGCTCAGTTCGATTCATAGCCCCCGTTGACCAATGGTATCCCAGAGGTATCGTGAGTGTATTAGGTAAATGGCCAGGCCTCTTGTAAAATCGTAAGACACCTTTCACACCAGCTAGAGAATAGATATCAACTGGGTCCTGTGTAAATTCATCTGAGCAATGGATAATCTTGAATGTGAGGCCTTGTTTTACAAGGTTCTTAGCCCACTCCAGTTGCTTGGCCCAGTGTGGTCTTTGCATAAAGAGAATTAGCTCGTCTTTTGGGTCAAGGGCTGCATCTGAAGAAACAGGCTCAAGTGTAAATCGGGTTGTAGTAAATAGTTCTTGCAGCCACTGGCCCTCATATATTGTGGAATCTGTTAGATTACAAGAATCTAGAGAAAGAAATCTTACCCGTCCCTTTTCCCTGGGCTCGTAGATTTCCTCTAGGGGGGGTGCAATAATGTCAGCTAGGCCTGCGCTAAAAGTAAAGCTATTGCACACGGCAATCTCATCTGAAGAAAACCGCTCATCATTGTTCCATAGATCGCTATCGAACTTGTCCTTGCGACTAAAGTCATTGAAATCCGAGTTAATGTAGGCAGGATCGTCATCTTGAAAAGCACCTGCTACTAGAGGATCAAGGCAATAGACATTCATCTTATCCAGGGAATTAAATAATACGTGATCTGCACTAGTCCATATTCCTTGGTTTCTTATAATTGTTTCTAAAAGCCTCCTTGCTCCAGCCCTAGACAAAATATACCCATATGTGCAGAAGTGAAACTGGCGCACTGGCACTGCTTGACCAAAGAAGGTATTTGGTTTTATTCTACAGAGACCATCTATTATGGGCTCCTTCACTAGTTCAAATCCATCCTTATTGGGTGGGAGGACTCCACCAAGATATACGCACTCCCATCCCTCAGGCAAGTTCCCTTGCACCTTTTCCCAGGCCTTGGTCCATTCGGGCTTCAGCCTGGCGTCATCTTCCATAATTAAATATGACTTGATTTCAGCCGGTTCTTTATCAAGCATCGACCACAGTTTCAGATGACTAATCGCACAGCCCATCACAGCCTTCTTCCAGAAGAAGTCGTTTGGTTTGAACAGGTTAGAAAGGGCGGGTGTAAGGGTTAAGGAAAGACCATCGCACGCCATATGCCTCTTTACCTTGCCCTTGAAATAGGGATGATGCTCTACAAACGATGCTCGGCGATCTGCACGTCTATCTAGGTTTACCACGTAGGCCTCGTCGATTCCTGGTGTAATTGGTATATGTGTCTTATAGTCTCCACGATGAATATATATGGATTTTCCACTGAAATATGCGGTCCTAGCTGACTCGTGATTGCACATCGACTCATAAGGGACCCGTGTCATCTTATAGCGAAAACTTAAGATGCTCAAAATACTCTGGTCATGACGGTGTCCTGTGACTTGTTTATCTGCGGTCATTGACCACTTTCCCCCCACTATAATTTCGCGAATACATCCTATACGATAGGCTTCTGCAAAAAACTTCTTTACCCTAGAATCTCCACTGACGAAGGCTACGCCACCTGCCCACAATTGATTTGATTGTTTTTCTTCGGCAGTTACCTGTAGCCTTGAACAGAAGGTGGAGTGACACCAGGGCTCATTTGTTTGTGTTGAATCTTCTATAAAACACGCCTTGTGTTCCTTGGCTTCTCTGATCCAATCTGATGGCCAGCGTATAAGAACACTTCCACAGTCCATATAGATCACTGTATTACCCTTCAGCCTAGGGTCTTCAGAAAGCTCCTTGAATATCCATAGCTTCCATGCATAGTGCTTAGGATCCCAAAAATCTTCGAAGCCTGGAGGGGTTTGGGTTTTACTAGGAATCTTCAGAAAGCTGGCAAACGCGTATCTTTTTCTTGTCTTATCAAGTAAAGAATCGGTCACATCATGACCCACATATACTCTGACCTTTATATCGTGTAAACTAGTCATATGAACTTTTACTGCATCTAGCCAGCGTTCAAGAGAGGGCCAGAATTGTTCAGTAGCAAAGGTTACTAGTAAATGGCCTCCTAGGATTCGTTGAACTAGTTGAGTAAACGTCCCCTTAAGACGAGTTAGGCTCTCTGGCCTTAGTGCAGGCACTGAGGCCATCTGCTGATAGAGTTCATCGGATTCATCAATTTCCTTCACTCGCTCAACAAGCTCGCTTGGACATCCAGACAGATTTATAAATCCTCGCTCATCAAAATCCTTGGAAACATCTGAGGCACCCCAGTAAATAGGAATGCATCCAGCAGCCTTGGCATGCAGAAGTTTCTCCGTAACATAGCCGTCTGAAGATTCGTTTTCATAACATAGACAGAATTTATAGTTCTTCAGAAACTCATGTTTCTTGAGCTCACCACCACCGCCACCTAGGCCAGCGTAGATTACATCGCCCACATTATTAAATAGTTTTCCTGCAGAATCTACTGGCTTGTATTGTGTCAGAGCATGAAATGCCTCATTACGAATTGTATTCTTAGGATTTGAGACAATAAAGGCACAGAACTTAGTTCTCTTAGAAGGGTTCACGGTAGTGCACGCGTCTAGGGGAATTGGTAGAGGATTCTCAATTCTGGCTATTTGCTTGGCATCTAAGCCAAACCAGTTGATTTCTAGCATCCATAGAGGCAGGCGGAAATATAAGGGATGATCGATATGCTTGAATCCAATATTAAGTATAATAGACTTTTCCATGACTGGTCCAGTATTTTCACCGGTATAATGAATCTTTGGTCCTTCTATTCTTCTCCAAGCCTCGCCAAAGGGTCCAAAGATGTGAATATCTTGTTTTTGACCCTTAGGTAAGGTATCCAGAGAATATCCGCGCACGTCAATGCTATCAAGTTCTTCTCTGAATGCAAGAATGAACATATTATAGTCTGGGTTGAATTGATCCCACATATCGGTAAATAAGATAGTATAGGATTTTTGTTCTGGCTCTAGTGCTTGCGCTTCCGCTTGCGCTTCCGCTTGCTCAGTAGTGCTAGGAGCAGGTGATTCTTTAATTACAGATAAAAGCGATAGCCACTCCTTAGCTCTGGCTTCTGGAGAAAAGCGATAGAGAATCTTGGTTCTCAGTTCAGTGAGGCTTTCTAAGTTGCTCAAATATGACACTGTATCCAGATCGCCTACAGTCTTCTCTAGTGCAGTGACTGCCTCGCAGATCTTATTCTGTTCATAATAGGTCTTCTCTAAACCGCATCCGAAATCTCGCAGCACAGTATTATTGTGGATAAGTGGAAGACCTACCCACGCTGCCTCTAAATTCGCTAGCTTTAACGGTGAAAAACGTGAATGACTCAAGACAATAGACATGGGTTCATGAGACCAATCAATTACACGTTGTCTGCCTACTAGCTTAGCTTGAACCTTGCAATTATCTAGAATATTCTCCTTGAAATATTTCGATTCGCTAAGATGCTCGGTATTGTGGATATGTATTTTTTCTATCTTCGCCATTATAGCACATTCTTTCAGAGTTACAAGGGGAAGTATACAGGATGATGTATTGGTCGCATTGGTTTCTGTAATATGAAGCGACCATTTAGTATCTAGACCTCCAGGAAGTAGGTCTTTCACTTGTTTCCATACAGGGCTCTGCATTTGTTTTCTATGTGCTTCAACAATGGTGGGTGACCAGAGCCATGGCACTGTTCTGACTGGCACTGAATATAGACTCTTCAAATATACAAGATCATCGCCAGTATTAAAAATATCTGCTAACCATATCTCACTTATACCATCTAAATCACGGCCTTCTGTTCTACAGGAAAACACGGTGGCCTCAAGATCCTGAAATACGGCGGATTTTCTACAATACCAGACTGTTCTGGCAAATCGTAACCGTTCTGCGGGCGTGAGAAAAAAGGCGACTTCTATGACTAAGTCGAGGCTTCCAGGTGAAACTGTATCTATGGTATAGCACTTGGGTGCATCGGCTTCCAGGACCTTGACGTCATCCCACCATGACTTCTCGGCATCCCGTTTTAAAAAGACCACGTCATGTCCACCGACTTGAAAGGCTTCTGCAATGGCTATACAGGAATTTGGATGTCCCGCACTAAACATAGAGTGTCGGATATCCACTGTTATTCCAATCTTCATTTATCTTTTAAAAGAGCATTGGGTTTAGACCAAAAGTTTCTTCCAGGCTTTCTGGACTTCGGGATTATAAGGACTATGTCTCCACTGTAGTGCTGCTGCCCCAGATGCATATGTTTCCTGGCTAGTCTCGTGAAATTCTAAAGCCTTCTGTAAGGCCGCGGCACCCTTTTCGATATCGGACCCCTCATAATAATAACCTGCATCTGACCAATCGGGAGAATTATGAATCACAGGAAATCCTGCATGTAAGTATTCCAGAGTCATATAATTGTATTGATTATTCCACTGATGTCCAATGGCAATTGCAGAAGGATGATCATTCATGATGCTTGTAATTGTATTGCGACCGCTGAATGTAATTTTATTATCCTTATAAAGCTCTAACCTAGGTAAGATTGACTTGGTGAAAAAGGGGTTCGCCTGAATTCGTTCTGCATTTCCTACTAAAATCTTGAACTCACGACCAGTCTTCTTATAGATCTGTTCTACAATGAGCAATGGAATTAGTAGGCATTTCTGAAAACAAATATTTGGTTCTAGGATTACTATGACCTGAGGCTCTAGTGCGTTAGGTGCTGGCGCTTTCCACTTGAATAATCGCGTCTTATCTAGGGTCAGAATACAAGGATCCCAGACATAGGGTGCAATACGCGCTGGCCTACAATCATTAATAAAGCCGGCATACTCGTGGTGCTGCTTGTAATGTGGAGATACCCAGATTTCATCTAATTCTCCAGCAATATGATGAGCAAAATGAACTGCAGGATAAAATATGGGAGTCTCAATATCTATATTCAAGATATTTCCTAAATATAACTTGACTATCTTTGTTCCAGATTCGCGAAGATATTTACGCATACTAGGATCTATACTCATGGCAATCTCAATTTGCATATGGACTGGAATCGAGGCCTTTACTATTTCTTCGGCAGTAATCATTCGCATCTTTTTCAAGATAATAGGAACCTTCTGAATATCAGCTGGCTTCTCATTCACTAGGAGGATTGGTGCATATCCCATGGCATCAAATAATTTATAGAGAATCACCACATTCTGATAGAGTCCATTAACAAAGAGTGTATCATTATGTATAGTTCCTGTTGCTAGAAGAATAATCTTTCTTGAAGCAAGTGGCTCTAGCTTTACCTTCTGTGCCCGACATGTATGCGACGGACCTTCTTCATAGTCCATTTAGTTAAGAAGATTCTGAATTTCTTAGGCCTTTCTTAGCTAAATCATATTCAGTAATTTTAGCTCTAACTATCGCCCCTTCAACTTTTCCAAATAGTTCATCATATGGATCAGGTCCGCGCCCAATATTCACGTAACCTCCTGGAAGTTGTTCAACGCCATAACTATCTATATTCTTTTTTACAGATAATCTTGTTTCTAATGTGCTCACACGCCCATGGAGTTCTCGAATTCCTTCCAGAAGCAGGGGTATTATACGAGAATATGCCACACTAGTGCCTTCATGGGTTAGTGATGGCCATATTTTCTGCACGTCTTGAGCAATGAATCCAAGATCGGATTGGCCTGATGATATCCAGTCAAAGGTGCAGGGCTCCAGCTTCAGGATCTCATCTAGGCAAGTTGAAAATGGCGCAATATTAGTTTTCTGTCTTCTGTCTGATGTCTGATAGAGTGTCTTAACATAGGCATTCTCACTGACATGTAACGATCCAGAAATATTTACAGTGTTTGATCCGCCTGTAGAATTAATTTGGAGAGCAGTATTTCCGGCAGATACCAGGTTAATGGTGCTAACCGTTCCAGAAATATAAGAATTAGAGGCAATCTGTAAGGTTGATATTACGCTTTCTGAATTGAGTGATGTAGCTGCACCATTGGAATAAAGAGAAACGCTGCTGAGATTTACATCACTGGTAAATTGTAATGTATTTCCTTCAGTAAAACTGGTAATAAAGTCTGCGGATACGGTCTTTGTATCGAAATTAACCATGGATTGGATATTTGCCACGTTTGTCTGAAGACTGGTAATTTGGCCGGCGGTATCTGAAGAAGTTGTGATGCCAGAGGCAATTCCTTGTAGGGGAACAATATTTACGACATAGGGATTTGCATTTGTTGCCATTTCTGATTTGCCCAGGATTTAAATTGTTCCTTTCTGAACGGTGCCGCCGTTTTAACGGTCCCGCCGTTTGAACGGTGCCGCCGTCTAAACCCGGAAACTCTGACTATAGTCAAATACACGGATATCATAGACATGGAGAGGGCTTCACATGATTTTTCAGAAACATCAAGTGTTAGTTCAGATGAATCAGGATCTGGTCCAGATTTCGTCGAGTTTGCACATACCCTATCTCTCAAGCACAGCATGTTCTCGCCATATAGTGATACAAATGAGGGTTTTGCGGATATAAATCTCCCTAGCACGATTCTCGGTAAAAAAGAAGAACGTCCTAAGACTGCTGATTTAACTACCTTATTTATTATCGACAGTGTAAATCGAGATAAATCTGCCTTTCCTCAGCCCACAACCTTTAGCCTCAAGCTACCACGTGTGTATCAGAATGTAAAATCAATACAGCTAACGGAAGTTAAATTCCTCTGTAGTTTCTATTATTTTAGTGTCGCAAAGAATAATATCTATTTGCCTATAATTGAACGTGGTCGTGACTCAATCACCACATTAAACAATTTACCAATATCTAAACTTATTACTATTCGTCAAGGGACGTATTCCATTACTGAATTACTTAATGAAATCCAGACACAGCTTAATTATACACCACTATTTTACGATTTTAGCAATGGATTTACGGATTTTATTAATTTATTTTCAGTTAGTGGAGACTATAGTATTAATTTCAATCAACCAGGTGATACTTATTATGATTCATTGAATTCCAAATATATTACGAATCCAACAATGGCTACAATCATTTCTTATTATTGGGGATCTAGATATGCAGGGTTAACCAATTATTCCTTGAATCAGTTGAAGGTAGCCTATTATTATCCAGTTCTCTATGAAGTTCTTCTTGATCCAACGGATACTATTGCCAGGCCATTCTTGAATCTAACACCACCTTCTAACTATATATCATCAGATGGTCTGCCCGTTGAATCCCATGTTATCTTTAATATGACTGGAATTGATGACGTGATTGCATTGCATTTAATTAATAATAATCTGACCTACCTGGACGAATACAGATTACATCATACCTTCAGATACAGCTTGGTAAATAGATACCAGGTTGCGTATGATACAAATTCACTTAATGTGAATTTTATAACGCTCACATTAAATACATCTTTAGTGAATTTAATTAATACTACAACTGCAACGGCATTATCAGGTATATATAATAATCTTAATATAACTTCTGCTTCATATGCTACCCTACAATCTAATATAGGTAAGACTACTGTAGTCTATACTGACATGTTTAATTATCTACAAGTCCAATTGGCAAACTTACTCGGTATTTCTTATGCAACATATACTCCTACATTTTTTAACAACTTGAATAATACTCTTTATTTTCAAAATGGTATAGATGCAGTAGGTATTACATCTAATTATACTGCTTCTTATCTAACATCTGGAGGAACTGCAATTAGCACTTCAATTGTAAATTATTCAGATTCACCTGTATATTGGCCAAATCTAGTTTCAACAAATGGATATACTGGGACTAATTTACAGAATATAAGTTCATCACAAATAAATATACCTTATAATATTGCAGCTGGAAATTTCCAATTTGGTAGTGCAGCGATTGATCCGAGAACCTATTATTTAAATACAAACAAAACTACTAACAGTGTTGATATTGTAGTTAATATCTTACCTGCGCAATATACGATTATTAAATTCAAGTCTCCTGCACGACAGAGTCTACAAGTGGAAACACTGCCACTACCCTACTATTATCGCTATTCTGATTTTAATAAGGCAGGACTTTACAAGGGTGTTCTCGATTTATCAAAGAATAATGTTCCACAGGAATACTTTGATCTTTCTTACTCCTATATTTATAATATTTCCAATAGCAAAATGGATATCTTAAATTATGCACCAAATTATTTGACTGCCACCTTTGGTGATTCTCTTTCTACATCTATCGGGTCTGCAAATACATTTTTAATCAATACATTAAATAATTATTTTTACTTTGAATTCACTGCACCATATCCATCAGGATTACAAAGTGTTCCTGTTATAAATAACACTACACTCTCATTCATTGCCTTAGATACAGTAAATATAAGCACAATCTTCACTGACACGTTTAACATGTTTCTCTATCATGACCGCGGGGCATTCATGGCAGATTTAGGAAAACCACGCGCAGAGAATCCGTTGCACTATGTTGCTGCAAAGAGTATAAGTTCGAATGCTGGGTCCGATATCACACTAAATATCAGCACAATTGCTGGTGATAAGTATTATATTATTTTTAGAAGTAATGAACTTACATGTGCGAATAATACGTTTAAACCTCTATTCTACTATAAAACGAATCAATATACTATACTTGATACATCTTATACAAATTTCAACCCTCTGGCAAATCCATTTGATCAGTCAAATCTTTCCACATACGCCTTTGTCAGTAATTATAATCCGGATTTTCTACGATTACCTACCGCTTCATCTCTGACATCAATTGACCCAACGAATTCTACGTTTAATACAAGCCTAACGACTAAAGGTACACCAATTGGATATGATATTAGTGGTGTCTCTAATGACTTAACAGATTATATTGGATTTAATACTGCATTACGCAATGTAGATCCAACTGCCACATTTAGAATCGATCCTCTAAATAACTATTTATTTCAAGCAGCCTCACCATTTAATATTCTTGCAGGAACATATTTTGGAAGCACAAGTTCGAATGCGATTCTAAATCCTAAGACAAAGAATGCATATGCGTTCAAGGGGACATCTACCTCACAATTAAAAATTGTCCAATGGTATGAGGGATATTCTATTCCTCGGCAGTTAGATGACCAATTTTCTAGCACGGACAATACTGGCATTCTACAAATTTCATCACTTACTAGTATCCTCTCAACATTTCCCGCAAATATTAATAATGATATTGTGCTTGGTAGGGGGGTTACAGCGATTGGGTTTTTGCCGAGAGATGGTGTCTATGAGGTAGATACTTTTGCATTTAAATCTGCGCTCTATCCTCTAACTGGGTCTGTAGCAAGTTCTAATGATCCTAATCTTCAGATTAAGTATATAGGCGTCTTTAGTGGATTAGCTCTAGAAAATCCAGTTATAACTCTATCATCCGCACTTACAGTCTTACGTTTTAGCACTTCTATTCCGTATGGTCCAGAAGTTAATGCCGCTAATATGTTTCCCTATGGGACATGGTATACCTATACAAGTGATATTTCTTTTGTATCGGCAAATCCTAGAATTTCAGGTAATACTCCTAATTCTACAGATTTACTTAGTTATACTTCCATGTATTACATGGTTCCTTTTAATGCGAATGGAACTCTAATGACATATAGCATTCTATCAGGAAATGTTTTGCCCTATCCCCTAGCGCAAAATGCCATCTTTAGCACAATGTATCTGAATTCACAGGTTGCAACAAATACTACTGGATCAGCTGGTCAACCTGGTTATGTTATACCAGTATCAAATAGCCTTCCTTCACGAACTAAATATGGTCCAGCCGCAGTGTATTCTCAATCACAAGCACAGTATGAGCAGTCTATGCCAATTACAACACCTTCAATTGGATATAGGCAAAATTCGCTCCTCTTGTCAGAACCAGGTTCTCTCTTCTCCTTTTCAACACTATTTAATACTACTCTAGGATTAACAACCTATTTTACTGAATTTTCTGATCAATTATTTCTGGTGAATGCTACCTCGAATATTTGTTCTAATGCAAATACTAGTTTCCCTTCCGCAACATATGCTAGTTCACTAAGCACAGTCATTAGTGAACAGAGTGGCAATCCATCCTGTATTAATTTTATGATTAATCAGGCAACGGCTCTTCAGAATTATCCCGTTACTGGTATAATTAATACCAATACGGTATTTACATTTTCTGAAATGGCGGGCGATGAGAGTAATATTACAACCCATTCTATTCAACTATCACCCTCTATGAGTAATATTACCTTGTGGATGTGGGGTGGAGGTGGAGGTTCTCTCTCTTCTCTTTCCACTACAACAGGTGGTGCAGGAGCATACGTTAAAGTAAATATCAATCCTACCGCACTCTTACAAACTACGACTGCAGATTCGCCTGGAGGAATTTCTACCTTATATGTGGTTGTAGGCAAGGGTGGTAATCGTAATAATTTCTTCCTAGAACCCGTGGTTGGTTCATTACAATTATACGAGCAGGTGAGATATGGAGGAGGCGGAACTACCCTCACAGGTAAATTTCTAAATAATAATAGTATTACTGCACAAGGGGGGGGTTTCTCAGGCATTTTCTCAGGCTCAAATATTACAACTGCAACTCCTTTACTTATTGTGGGAGGCGGTGGTGCTGCAGGCACCACTGATATCGGAGGACCAGGTGGATTTGGCTTGATCACTCAGCCACTTTCCACACTAACCTATTTATTTTCTACTGTTACCTTCAATGGTAATTTCTACAGTAGACTGCCTAGCCAATCTATAACGGATGTTTTTAGTAATGCTGTCTCAAGTGGGTCCAATGTCACTAATGCTGCAGACAATATTCTGACTACCTTCTGGAATCCAGTGATTCCAAGTAGGTTAAATCCCTTTAATTACTATCCTACTCCCAATACATATGGAGTTTCCTTGAATTTCTCAACTGCTATAACTTCCTTATCTAAACTACGATTCTATGGTCCACCTACTGGTAATACATCAAATTTAGTCTCTGGAATTACAGTATTCAATGACATAAATAAGAGACAGATTCTCTTTTCTAATACATCGATTCTTCCAACAGATTATGAGATTATTAATAATGGTACATTCTCGCAACTAATCTATGAGTGTATTCCTATTGCACAGCTATCAACTGCCACTATAGCTACAAATGCATGGTTAGCGGTAGGAACAAATGCTTCTAGACAGAAATCAATTCAATATAGTTTAGATTTAATTAATTGGGTTCCAACGAAAAATACCATCGTAACATCGGTAACATCTATTCAGTATGTGCCGGCATTTAGTATGTGGTTTGCCTCGGGCTCTACTATAGGCTCAAGTTCAGATGGAATTAACTGGTCTCCATGCACGATCAATGGATTCACTGGTTCAAGCTTTACTACCATTGCCTTTTTTAATACAACTCTGGTAGCTGGAGCAGACGATGGATCTATTTATACTTCCACTGATGGTCTAGTATGGAATACTTCTGGTATTATATTTAGAAGTCCAGTAAAACGAATCCGTCATACGAATGGACAATTTTGGGGAATGGCAGGAGTATATCTGAAGAGGAGTGCAAATGGCGTAACGTGGACTTCTATTCTAAATTTCACCGTATCAAATATAAATGACATTACATATGCTTCTGGAAAATACGTTATTGCCCAGGTAAATGGACAGCCTCCCTTAGCATCAGGCTTAATTTATAGTTCAGATGGAATCGCATGGACTTCATCCGCAACAACGAATCTGCAGAATTTTTCGGGCACCAGTATAGTCTATGGCAATTCTACCTTTGTGGCGACTGGATATACGACAGATGGCACCTCCTTTATTAAATATAGTTCAGATGGTATTAATTGGTTACATAGTAATTTCCCTGCAGCAGGCGATACTTTACGTAATGATGTTCAGTTTACAAATGGCACCTTTGTAAGTGTTGGCCAGGCAAAATCTGGAACAGGTCTTGCTGCAAATCAGGATTCCATTGTATCAAGCACCGATGGCATAACATGGTCATATAGTTTAACAGGTGGATTTGATTCGGATGCTGGGGCGTATCAAGGATTTTCTGCGGCATATGGGCCAGTAAGTATTATACCAAATTTGTCTACGCTATATATTGAATTTCAGAAGACTACATTTATCAATGCAAGTCCACGAATCTATGATATTCGAGTGTATAACACTGAAACTCCAATCACTACTTCTACCGCACCATTACTAGATTCTAGCTTATCTAGTATATTCTATCCTCCTGAACTGAATACGGTTGATGTAGTTCAATACCCATTTATTATGCAATTCTCTACTGTAATACCCGTCTTGAATTATATTCAAATCTATACTCCAGCAATCGCAGGCGCACAATTCACCACTGTTACCATTAGTCTAGATTCCACGCGGTCTTCTACGATATTTAGTAATTCAGTGTCAAGTTCACTTGTCTATGATGAATCTACGCCATATAATCTATATTCCATATTCTTAATTCCTCAACTGACAAATATTTCCACACTCTATGTTAGATTTAGTAAGATTACTGCAGGAAGTTTGCAGATTGCAGGTATTAATGGATTCTATGATCCAAATAGTCTAGTAGTTCAGAAACTACCGAATATAATTCAAGATATAGATTCTAGACTTCCAAATAGTCCCGCTACGACCGTATCGACGGTCATTGATGGAGATTTAACAACGTATTGGTATCCTAAAACCTTTATTCAAGGTGATTCTTTAAAGATGTCATTTACCTTTTCTACCTATGTAGATCGTATAAATCATATACAGATTGTGAATGGGGCATTTCCCTCAGTGGCAAATAATTTAATTACAGGAGTAGGCATCTTTACAGATTCTACTAAATCTATCACTGTTTACTATACTACTAATATACAATTTAAACAGTATGCTTCATATTCAATTCTTACTATTGATATACCTCCATTTCTAGATTGCACAAGTATATATATAGAACTCTATAAGACAACGCCAGGTATTCCCTTAATCAATGAAATACGGTTTTACAATATTGGAGTATTAAATGATTCACCAAATGGTTATTCTGGAGGTCAACCTATTCTAATGTCACGTAGTTCAAGTGCGTATTCTGGAATTGATGGTGGCGGTGGTATAACTACAAGTGGAGGAACTGCAGGTATACAAGCAGGAGGTGGTAATTATTTGTTAGGAGGAAGTCCTGCTGTATTGCTGACGAATAAGTCAGCGAGTGTGAATCTAGGACTTACAGTAAGTGCAGGTGGAGGAGGAGGTGGATATTATGGTGGTGGAGGTGGTGGATTTGTGGAGAATGGAACAGGTGGAGCAGGTGGAGGGGGGAGTGGATTTATTTATGACCAGAATATCTTTACCCTTCTCGATTATGGTGTTGCAAATCCTTCTCAGAACTATACAAGTCCTGCATTTACTGAGCAAAACGCTCTTACTCTTGCAAAGGCATTGACACCAGGAACAGTGCCATATGGTCAGGGCGGAGTTTCTGCTGTAGATAATGCGGCTGGTGGCCATGGTGTGGTTGTGTTTTCTTATCAGGCATCTGTAACAGTTAATCCAGGCTCTAGTCCTAGTATTCAACCGGTATTTATTGATGGATCTAAGCTCACCTTATTTCAGTCACCTATCCAGTATATTACAGATTCTAGATTACTAGAATTTACACAGTATTCCGATTCTATTCAAGTATCATCACGTGCTGGGTATAATTGGGTATGGTATAATTCTTATTTATCCCTGGTTGGCAATACCTTATTGAGTTCTCTGCAGCCAAGCACCCTAGTTCAGAGTTCTACGCCACCACCTGCATTTCCCTATCTACCTGCTCCTATCTTTGCCCAATTAAATCAGAGTCAACTCTTTACAAGTATTACTGCATATTTTTCAGGTGCTAGCGCGGATCCTACCACCATTACTAATACCATTAATTCCATTTTTATTCTTTTTCAGAATACTTATTTCATACGGACTCTCTATACCGACCCATCCTATGTTGAGATGACTGAACTCTATTGCCTCCTCGATTATCTGAGAAATCCTATAAATCTGGTTAATCCGCACGTGAACCCGTCAAATCCGACCTTGGATCGTATCCTTGGAGGTATTCCGCGATTTGGATATTGGGCAAATCCATTTTTCACGAATGTGAGTTATCTTGGATTTGATGTGGCGGCGAGTCAGCTACCTACACCAGCCTTATCTACGATAGTAAGTAGCACTTCTACAGGAACAGTTCAAGCATTCTATGGCCTAGTTCTAGAGCAGTCCTTGAGTTCTGGTATATATGGATTTAAGGATATTATGGCATATAAACCGACCTTGAAGGATTCTCAGGTATATGGTTCTGGCTGGCTAACTGCCACACAATTTACACAGGCGTATGCTGTTCGTTCCTTGAGTGATCCTGTATTCTTAGACTCAAATATTATAGTGCAGCCTTATACATTTAAGAATGCTATTACTGCTAGGCTACCACTATTTTCTTACAAGGTGCACAGTATTCCTTATACCTTACAATCGACGAAATATGATATTCCAGTGCAAATTATAAATGATTTTGAGGGGCAGTCTATAAGATTATATTCCTTTCAAAATAAAAAAGGGTCTGATATAAGCAGTATTAATCTGTCCTATGTGCCATTTACATCTACTATGTTATATATGAATCAAGTAAATATTTCACGTAATCTGAGCACCTTGGGGACACTTGTTTCTGAACATCAAAGCACCATCGTAAATGTTGTAACCTCATTTAAGTTTGAATCACTGTCATTTACTCCTCTACTCACTTATTCACAGGGCACTAATAATTATTATAACACCTTTGTCTCTACTTCTCAATTAGCAAGTGGGTCTGTTGGCAAGGCTATCTTAGATCATGATCAGAATTACTATCTTGCAGGAAATAATGGTTCAAGTGTTCTCTATCAAAATGTATCCTCATTGATAATAAATCCAGTGGCATTTCCTCTTTCTACCATTAATTACGCCAGTCCAAAATTTATCCTAACACAATACAATAGTGGAAATCAGGCACCTTATAGTGATTTCTTCGAATCGAAATTTACAAATCTCTGGCACTTTCCTGCAAATGCTGCATCTTCGGCATTCTATGGAGCACGTCTAACCTCGCCATATGACTTGCGTGTAGTAACCGCCTTTGCGAATCAAGTGTTTTATCCCACACATAAGATTGGTTTAATTAAGAAAAGTTCATCTGCAAATCCTATAACGAATCCTCTGGATACTGTGACATATCCATCCTATCAACGCACACAGATGTTTTTCTATAATAGCTTTTCATCGCTTGTTACCGATATCAGCGGGCAATTTGCAATGGAAAAGGCTGCTAATTTCACTTATACAGATTCCTTTTCGGGATATGGATTTAATTCTTATTTAAATAATGTAATTCTGCAGCCATCTGATACCACGAGTAATCCTGATTCTTTCTACTACCTGGCAATTCGCGGATATTCTCCTACAGAAACCTTTCAGAGCCTTGTTCGATTCTATTTGCCTCAGCGCTATGATTATGGTTATATTACACTGCAGGATTTATCAAATGAGCCACAGCGAATTAGAACTCTGACAAATGTAAACCCGGATTACAGAGCATACTTATCCTTATTTAATTCTGTATTTAGCACTACACGAACCTATGGATCAGTAGGAATCCCTGGTTTTTCTGGATCAAATATTTCAACGACGAGTTTTGGAGACTTTTTACGACAATTCAATGCGATTAATCTAATAAATACCAGCAATAATGCGATTGTAAGCACAGTCACAGGATTTAGTAATGCTGCGCTATCGACATTAATCAATGGAGACTTACAATATATTCTACCTTCTTACTTGGCTTCACGAAATAGAGTAACGGATCCAGTTGAATTCAGTATTCCATTCTCAACATGTATTGCTCAAGCGAATATTGGATTAGAGCAATATGGCCTAGGATATAATTTAGGATTTGCACTAAAAGATACTGACCATAATACTGTCCAGAGAGCAACCTCATTCTTTAAAATCCTTGATGACTACATTTATTTACAATTAAATGAAGAATTTAAGATGAATCGCATGGATATAAGTCAGCCTGAGAATTTTGCACGAACTCGAGATACGACTGCACAGAGTGGTGTATATAATTCAAAGCTTATCTTGAATACCTTTGGTTCTTTTGCGACAACCTTCGTTCATAGTCCAGTGAATTTTAATCCACTGGTTGCAAAATTAGATAAACTGACCTTTTCCTGGTATAATTCGGCAGGGGTTCTCTTAGATAATGCAGATTGTGAATGGACTGGCTCAGTTCAGATTGTAGAGGCCGTGAATACTGCTTAATAAATACAAAACTGCCTTAGTAAATTCTAAACTAGGTCAGAGATGTCTTCGGCTACTGACCCCATGAATCCAATGGGAACGCCGTATGAAAAAGGAAGTCCAACGGAATCCTATCCCATTCAGGGCTCAACCACGCAGCCATTCTTTCCACCAGTAACTCTAAAATCCCACTGGGACCCGACCAAGATTTATTCTAGATCAGTTCCTACTTCACTGGTTCCCCTTCCTCTAGATTTCCGCCCTTATACCAAGGTCTGTCTGGAATACAGGACAAGTGCTGCAGGCCAGAATGCGCCAGTGGTTTCTGATGATGTGGTCTTTCCTCAAGGCGGAAGTTCGTATCCCCCCGATAGATATCTCAGGGCAATTGATAAGGAAAGTATGTTAAGACGCATGGACAGACCACTTGGAACATGTGATGCCGATCAATACCAGCCTCCAGAGAATGGAGATATGTATGTGGATAGGATGCTAGTCCCTAGATCTGCACACGCTCCTTCACGATTTGTTGATGAGATCTCCATGCCTCAGGCACTCCTGAGAGCTGGAACATACAACTGCAGGGCAGAGGCTGATGAGAAGAATTGGTTAAAGTCTCCCAGACTCTTTAATAATGCGACGAAGCAGGATCGCTACAAGGGCCCTACTGAGCCTCCCCGGCAGAATATTTGGTTAGATTCTAGACGCTGTGAGGATAATCTGGAGAAGCCCACTGAGCAGAAGCTAGAGGCCAATGGATGCAGGGCTTGGGGGTGTTAATGGGCTATAGACTCTATGCGGCTTAGAGCATTACTGTAATATACGAGCTAGCGTTAAGAAGATGATTGAATGGACTGTTATTCTTTTAATCATATTTTGTATAATTGTCTGGCATTATTCACAATCCACTAGTCAATATAGCATATCTCAAATCAAGGAGTCCCAGATTTCTATAAGTCTTCAGACTCTATGGGAAGAAAGAAAACCTATAGTGGTATCTGAAGTGAAGGCTGCAGGTATATGGGGATCCAGGGGTCTCAGACAAACTCGTTTCTGGGCTGCGCAGCCAATTTGGCAACAGTATGAGGATGCACCTAGGGCCCCACTTCCTGTCCCCTCATCCCTACAACTCACCTGGTCTGAGATTCTAGGGATTTCTCAGATTGAATCAGATACCTTGCTCCGATGGTTTGATATGAGCCCATGGATCTTTTCTACGAGGACCGAAGCACATATTGGCCCAGATGGCCTCAGACACATGTATGGCTGGGCAACTGCTATCGCGTGCACAGAAGGAGAAGCACGCTGTATCTTACTGCATAATGCTCAGAAGGCTAAGTTACCTCCAGGATGGAAGGGACTCAGGTGGTCAGAGGCCACAGTGGCTCATCATCCATTGTGGACTCAGGTGCAGAATATTGAAATTATACTGAGGCCGAATACTGTGCTTCTTGTGCCCCCACATTGGATTATGGCCATAGAGCCTTTGGATCTGGCAAAGCCAATATGGTGGACGAGAACTGACTTGCATCATCCGATTAGCAAGTGGGCACAGGGATGGAATGAAGGCTAAGAGCCAAAGGCTTAAGCTAAAAGCCAAAGGCTTTAGGGCTAAAAATTGCTTCTGGAAATAAGGTAGGGCACGTAAATGTCTGATACCGAATCAGATACTGACTTAACTGATTCGATGTCAACTATTCACTCACTAGTTGAGACTCTGACACATGAGAGCAAGAAAATCTATGCAAATGCTCTGAAAATCTCTAGTCTCTTTGAGCATCCTGAGCTAGACTTATGGACTGAGGAATTTTCGCTCAATGAGCGTGCATATAAGTGGGCAAAGAAACACATGGTTTCACGGAAGTGCTCCTTATGGCAGATTCACAGAACCTTGCTAGAATGTGCAAAGAAAGATCGGCGTCTAGCCCGAGGACAACTGGTTAAGCTCACACAGGAGGAGGCTGAAATTTTGGATCTGAGTGCAAGTGAACCTATATCTGTCTGGCAAGTTCTGGGAAGGCTTCCGAGATTCTTTGCTTAAAATAGATGGCGGGATACACTATAGAAGATGCTATAAATAAACAAATAACCGATCTTTTACAAACACCAGGTAGATCAAGAATTACTTTAGAATTTACATATGATGCTAAACACTATATGACAACATTTAATATACATAATTCAGATCATATTGCCAATGATGGAACTCCATTTTCAAGAAAATATATGTCTAATAGATGTATTAATACATCCGTTGATAAATATGATCAACTAACATTTAAATTTGATAGCTCAAGAATACAGGCAAATAGAAATAAGGAACAATCCTGTTTTACCCCTCGCCTTGAAACTCATGGAAATGGAGAAACGAGAATAACTTCAACTGATGTATTACAGACACTCAAGACCAAATTAACTCTCCTTATGATTAATGCATTCCCAAATGAAAGACCTCCTCCAGCAATTGAATTACAAGATAGAGCTGAAATACAAGGTGTGTTTATTTCAAGGTTTAATATGCTACGAGGTAAGGATGCTATCTATGAAAAATATGGATATGTTTCAGAAGAATTACCTAAAATAAAACATCTGATACAGAATCTTACATGGGGAGAATATATTACAAATAAAGATATACATAAACCTGAATATAGAGTAAAAGAAGAGTTATCCCCATTACAAGATATTTTTACTATGATTGCTGCGGATGAAACAACAAGTGCCGATACAAAAGTGTTGGCTTCTAGGCTAGCAGCGAATCTAGACGATCCAGAAGTGTTAGGTAGAAATTTTACTGAGATTATGTCATATATACCTTTAAAAAATGATATATTTAATCAAGCGAGAAGTGTATTCATATTCGGTAATGCATCAATGCAGGATCGTTCATTAAGCAGTGGAATATTTAGAAGTTTAATACTATATTTTTATGAGAAAGAAGAAAAAGAAGGTAGGCCACTCGATGTGAGAAGTATTAGTAAGTTACTAGAAGATAAATTTACACTTAAAGAAGATAGTCCAGGATGGAAACTATACAATGAAAGGCTAACGTTTGTAAAGTGTAGTATAGTATCTGCTGAAGCTAGAGGAAGAAATCTGACTAAGAACGCTACTAAAAGACGCAGTAGATCAAGAAGTGCAAATGGGAGGGTGCATGGAGGAAAGAGGACATGCAGAAAAAGAAGTTAGTGTTTGCGTGTCTTATTTTTCCTTGTCTTCTTATTACACATAGTCCATCGCTTCTTAACAAAACACATGGCCTCAGCATTTTTTGCGGGTTTCCAGTGGTTCAGGTATTTCTTATACATTGGTTCTTCGTTCGGGGACGCATTAAGTTTAACGGCGACAATGTAATAGCCTTTATTATCCTTATATATGGAAGAGCCATCTTTCCAGGTTCCAAATTCCTTCTTTCCTACGAGCATTCTACTATAGGATAAACTAAAATTGAAGTGTGTTTACCAAGTAAACCTACACTTACACAACACTGAATGCTAGAAGAGATTTTATATCTTCTAGCATACAATGGTTTCGCCAAGGATATTGGTCCTGCAGTTGCTACCTGCAAGGCTGCATGGACCGATGAGCGCATCTGGTGTCCCTACTTGATTCAGCAGACCTACGGGCTGAAGAATAAGACGAGACTTCAGATTCTTGCTGAGCACACTACACTTCTGATGGGTGAAAAGCTTCACATCGTCCTCAAGAAGGATGGGCCCATGGTCTATAGGCCCGAGGAGAGGTGGCTTGCACGGCTTGCTGAGCTGGAGGCCATGGCAAAGAGTGCAGGATATCCTGAGCTTATAAAGACAATGCTTAGCATTCCTGATTCTACTGGAAGAAGCCTAATTAGTATTGCCTGTGAGAATAACTGCCCGAAGGTTGTAAACGAGTTGATTAAACGGGGGGCTTGCTACAATCAGAAGGATGATCGTGGTGCAAGTCCTTGTTACTATGCTTATAATTCCAGACTTGGACGTGAAGCATTTAGGACACTTCCTTTTCAAGCAGAATATGCATATCCTATGCCAAAGGGGCCTTCGTGGCGAGATAATGCTGTATTTATAAATAATGTTCATGCAGCCAATTTGCACCATGATTTGGAAATAAATGGTCAGGCTATTGAGCTTATATATAATTCGGCGCCCCCGCCGAAGCCAAAGAAGCTGAAGAGCAAGCTCTATAAGCAGCAGTTTGGTCCTAAGGCGCGTTAATAATCAAAAAATCATATTAACGGTGTAATAGATGATTGATACTATATTTCCATATTCATATGCTGCATTATGTTTTGGACTATTGGTTGGTATAGGAATTACAGCAACATGTCTAGGCTTATTTTCAGCAGTAACAATAATTATTTTTATTTATTTAGAAGTTATACGTATTACACCATTTATAAAGTATTCTAATGCATTACTCTATAAATATTTTCCAGAGAATCTTTCTAGAATACATACTAATATAAAAGAATCATTCAAGATGTCTGGAAATACTAAATTAGAAGAGAATCGATATATATTTATGTGGCATCCTCATGGAGTTTTCTCAACAAGTTTATTTTTTCATACATCAAGTGGTTTAACTAATGCTCCTAGTATAATACGAAATACAAGACCAGTAGTATTTAATTCATTAAAATGGCTCCCATTTCTTGATGAAATTTTTAAAGATCATAATATAATTTACAGTGATTATCATTCTATGAAAGAAGCACTTCTTGAAAATTCATCGATCTCAGTGTCACCTGGTGGAATGAGAGAAATGTTATTTGATCATTCGGCAATTCTTTCACGTAGAAGAGGTATTTTTAAGATGGCTCTTGAAACAGGAACCCCATTAGTGCCAGTAATTTCTGTAGGAGAAAATAATCTATCTAGAATATATTCATTACCAGAATGGTTGCAAGGTTTATTAGAACCATATGATGCCTGTATTTGTATTCCCACTGTTAAGACGATAATTAAATATATGAATATGCTTTCTAACCCCTTGAAGGATCCAGTTATATCAGTCATAGGAGAACCTATCCTAGTAGAAACGGTTGAGCAGCCAACTGACCAGCAAATTTCTGAACTGCGGCAGAAATATATAGAGACACTAAAAGCAATGTATAAAAAAGAGATAGGACACGAGTTAACGATACTCTAAGACCAATCAATACTAATACACTGCTTTACTTGCCTGTTCCCGATAAACATCAGGGCCTTCTCATCTAGAGTAGAAATATCATGCATCTGTCCATCAGGGCCCATCGCCATAGTAACCGTCTTGAACTCTACAGAGCAATCTGGGAAAAGAACTTGGAGTCCTCTAAGAACATCATCGATGTTTGTAATGATAAACTTACCATCTAATGCTGTACTTCCCTGTCCATTATGAAATTCAGCACGCCACTGAGTCTTTGTGGAAGTTCTAGCAGTCTGAATTACAGATTCATACATCGTCTTAACATATTGCTCAACACCTCTGAGCCTATTCTTCTCATCAGTCTGAGCCTTCAGTGAGCGCATCTCATCTCGTGTCATAGGAGTAAGTGCTGCCATTTGTATACCTTACATACAAACGGCATTAACTTCAATTTTCATAATGCAATCACCGTAAAAATTGCTTATTTGCCTAAAGCCAGTAAGGGCACACATGGATGAAGACCAAGAAAGAGCTGTTAGTTTAGCAAAATCAGGGAAATCATTCTTCTTAACAGGTGCAGGGGGCACGGGAAAATCCTACGTTATTCAGAACATTGTAAAAGCTCTGAATAAGGATGGGCGTGATGTGGCTCTGACTGCTATGACAGGGTGTGCAGCGCTTCTCTTAGGAAAAGGTGCCAAGACTCTACATTCCTGGGCAGGCATTGGTCTAGGAAAGGAATCTGCCGAGGTTATTCTGATGAAGCTCAGAAAGGCCTTCAAGGCCAAGAAGAACTGGCTAGCGGCGGATGCACTCATTATTGACGAGATTAGTATGATGATGCCAGAGCTTCTTGATAAGCTTGACGTAATTGGCAAGGGAATGCGCAGATCCCCTCTACCCTTTGGTGGCCTACAGCTCATTCTAGTGGGTGATATGTTCCAACTGCCTCCTGTAAATAAGGAGTCGAAGGACTGCTTCTTTGTCTTTGAATCCAAGGCGTGGAATGCTTACATTCATGATTCGGTTGTCTTGCGCACAGTGCATAGACAGACTGACCCAGTCTTCTTGAGAATTCTGAATGAGGCGAGATCAGGTGAGCTGACAAAGGAATCACTGGATATCTTAGAGTCAAGAAAGACAAAGGAATGGAAGAAACTAGAAATCAAGCCAACGCTACTCTTTACTAAGCGCGCGGATGTTGAGCAGATTAACTTGAGTCAGCTGAACAAGTGCGAGGGCGAGGACAAGGTCTTCGCAGCAAGAACCGTAAAGACCCAGGCTTACTTGACGGCACACACGGTTCAACAGGTCACCGATTACGCCATTGAGAAGATGGACAAGAATGGAGCCTATGTTCCAGAGTTGGCCTTGAGGAAGGGGGCGCAAGTCATGCTTCTCACCAATAAATACATGGACTTTGGCTTAGTGAATGGGTCGCGTGGTATTGTGGAGAAATTCTGTGATGGACCCTCAGGATACCCGATGGTGAAATTCCGAAATGGGGAGGTGCTCATCATTGAGCCGCATACGTGGGAATCGGAGGATGTGGAGGGCTTGCAGAGACAGCAGATTCCTCTGAGGCTCGCTTATGCAGTCACAATCCACAAGGCTCAGGGAGCCACTCTGGATTGTGCCTTAATAGACATTGGGGATAATACCTTTGAGTATGGTCAGGCGTATGTTGCCTTGTCACGAGTGAGGTCTCTAGAGTGTCTGTATATCTGGGAGTTGACAGCGAGGGCATTTATGGTTCATCCGAAGGTGCGGGTATTCTTAGAGCGGGTTCACGCCATGGATTCTACTGTCACTGCAAGGGACCCTACTCAAATAGTTTTACCTGAGGCTACATCGGCCCAGAGTATTCTAAGGTCCGCAGCTTGCACAGAAGACAGCACCTTGTCTAATGACGATCCCTCTTGAAGATAGGGTAGCATAATTCCCTTTAGAATAAAACGGCTTATACGTGTTCCTTTTTGATATACTGAATATGGATATAGATTCATTATTTCTGCATATATAGTATTCATTGGAGAAAGAATTGAATAACGGGTTAGAATAAATTCAACCACAATTCGTTCCGTGGCACTCATGCTAGCGTATAAGGCACTGGCATTATTTAGATTTTGTCTTATTTTTTTACAAATAGATTGAATCGATTGAATCATTGCAATAAATAATAGTTTAGTCAGAAGAACTGGTAGAATCTTGGATCGTTCAGAAATAATTACATCTCTTGATTCTTCGTGCGCTTCTCTTACTAGTTTGTCATTGGCCCAGGTGTTAACTAAGATAGCTGGATTCACAGTATCTAAATTATTCATATAGCAATAACTGAGAATACGAGCTTCCAGAGGAACTTGAGTGAACCTGGGTAAAAATGCAACTTTAGACACGTAGCCGATAAGAAATTCTCCAAAAAATGTCTTAGAAGGGTCCTGATTTTGACGCCGGAAAACACAGCGGCCAAAATCAGCAATACCAAATTCAAGTGGATTATATTTCACAATTATATTTCCAGTGTGAAGATCTATATGCACAAGTTGTTCAGCAGGATTTTGATATAGCTTCTGAAGAATATAGATGAAATTAGGAAGTGCATTTTCTACATATTGCATAGTTGTAGTATAAGGAATTGTAGTAGTTTTTAGTTTTTCGGCCCAGCTGCTTACTGTATCTGAATACTTTTTAATAATCATTAATTTAGAATCCTGAGAAATATTTTGTCCGCTTTTTAATTTGCTCTTCAATTCACCACAGGCCTGATCTTGCTTAAGCCAACCCAATGTATTTTTTTCTCCCTGTTTCAAACTTTCTTTATTTCTTTGTTTCGGTGGTTTCTGCTGAGTTGCAGGTTCGCACTCAGTTTGCAATCTTGAAATATATTTTTCTGCTAATTCTGGACCTAAGAGTCGTTCGGCCATGCGTAAAAATCCCGACTCTTCATCCTTCTTGGAAACAAGCTTAGAAACATATCGCTTATCCATTGTATCAGGTGCAGTTTCTGAACCAGGGGCGCCTTCAGCGCAGGGCCACATTGGGCCTTCAAAAATACATCCGTCTACTCCTTCTCCAAGAATTCGCCCACCCTGCATATCTATCGTATCATGCCATAAAAATTGCACAGTTATTTAAACGCCGTTTTATCACTAAAGCCCCGATGGATTCTTTCTCCCCCTCAAATATACTGTCCCGAACTAGAATGGAGGAGCATATTGTATCTGTTATTAATGATGCAACTCTAACTAAGACTTCTGACGTCATGATGCCCATTGGTTCTCCGGGCCGAAAGCCGAGGGTCCCGAAGGCTGAGCCGCCCGCGTTAGCCCTGGGTGAGGTAAATTCTATGGAGATGCCTAAGCCAGTGACGGACGAGCCTCTTCTCATTGAGAATCCTGGGCGTTTTGTCCTCTTTCCCATTCAGCACCAGGATGTCTTTGATATGGCAAAGAAGGCGGTTGCGGTATTTTGGACAACAGAAGAGGTTGATCTGACCAAGGATACGAAGGATTGGGAGAAACTTGACCAAAATACGAAGCATTTCATTAAGCATGTTCTAGGATTCTTTGCTGCATCTGATGGTATCCTGATGGAGAATCTGGCTCTAAATTTCCAGAATGAGGTTCAGTGGCCAGAGGCAAAATACTTCTATGCGAACCAGAATTTCATGGAGGCAATTCACTCTGAGATGTATTCTCTGCTCATTGACACCTATCTTGATGATAGGACTGAGAAGCAACACCTTCTAGAGGCGGCCAGCACGATTCCTGCAATTCAGAAGAAGGCTGATTGGGCAAAGCAGTGGTTAAATGCGAAGGAGGCTGATTTCGCCACGAGGTTGGTCGCCTTTGCAGTGGTGGAGGGTATCTTCTTCAGCGGTGCCTTTTGCTCAATCTTCTGGCTAAAAAAGAGTGGCCTCATGCCTGGCCTGACCACGAGTAATGAGTTCATTGCGAGGGATGAGGGGATGCACACGGATTTTGCCTGCCTCCTGTATTCCAAGATTCAGCATAAGCTGACAAAGGCCAAGGTCAACAAGATTATCAAGGAGGCTGTGAAGATTGAGAAGCAGTTCATCACGAAGGCACTGCCGTGTGAGCTCATTGGAATGAATGCGGTCTTGATGAGCCAGTATATTGAGTTTGTGGCAGACAGGCTACTAGTGCAGCTTGGCTATCCCAAGATCTTCAGTGCGGCAAATCCCTTTGATTTCATGGAGCGTATTTCTCTGGAGGGTAAGGACAACTTCTTTGAGAAGCGTAATGCGAATTATGCCAAGGCGGGCGTAGGAAAGACTCAGGCCGAGATGAGTTTCAGCATGGCGGAGGATTTCTGAGGGGCATATGCTGCCCTTGCTAAGGCACTACTGGAACAAGTAATTGCTCCTTATTCTTATAGTAAAGATCCTCCATTGTAATATTTGCATCGGCTAGACTCGTATAGTGTTTAGAGTCGCCTGCAAGTATAAAGAATGCGTTTTTTCCATAGGAAATTGCAAAGGGAATCATCCTTCTGTTCCTCCAAGTATAGAGGCTACTATACCAGAATCTAGGAATAACTTCCTTCTTATCACTTAGTTTAGATAGGGATTCGCATTTTTTCACGTGCTTAACTTTAGCACTATAGTGTTGCGATTTTGTCATGAGATCTTTCGCATGTATAATGACTTTCTCGGAAAAGCTAGTCATTAGTGTATCAGAACTAAAGAGATGTTTATTTACAAAATCTATAAAATGCTTATAGGCATACGTTATACCTTTAATCTTGTTTTCCTCGTTTTTTTTATTGAAGTATGCATCTGCCTCGCCGACTGTCTTAAACTCATGAGCCTTGATCAGTCTCCAGAAATGAAAGTAATATGGATTAAATGATAGAGGATTTGCATCCCATTTCTCTACAGTCTTTTTTACCTCGAGATAATCCTCTTTCTCGCTACTGCATATAGTAATATCAGAGTTTATCTGATACTTTTTGAAGAGCAAGAAGTCGCCACTAATTACAGGTGGAGTCTCTGGCTTCTGAACCTTCAGATAATAGTCCTCCGTATGCCACTCGTCAAGTGTTTTGAACAGTTGACGAGCCGGTTTAATCTGGAACACCTCACCAGACTTTGTAATAACGGCACATGCCTTCATTGTATTGTCGGATCCATAGAGTCTGAGAAGTGTCTTGGGTAGATAGCTCATTGTGTAATTATTACATGTGGGTAAGTGTGTTCAATTTTTATCGTCTTCGCCCTCCTACAGTTGCAGCAACCATTGATACAGGTAAAACAGGATTCAAGAAGAGAGCATAATAGGGATAATACATGGTCGCAAAAAAGAAACATAAGAAGGACCAGAAGTAAACAAAGGATCCATTATTAATTGACATATTGTAGGTATAAGAGAGCTTTGCCGCGCCGTAGCAATATAAAAATCCAAAGATGGCCGCAACAAATAGACCTAGTTTTCCTGTAACTAGAATAACTGGAACATACTCCATGGGGTTATATCCTAAGTAATTTGTAATAGTATTCATCTACTATAGCGACTGAAATAGTTAGGGAAATAGGGTTTGCTGGACAATCATTTGCACAACCTCCTCATTATACTGCCTATCACTATGGAAATGATCTTGCAGCAGCTGAATACGCTGAATAATTGTGCTACCAAGGAGAACACGTGACTCCTCATCGCTGTCATCGTCATCGTCGCTGCCATCTGTATCATCGTCGCTGTCAGCAACACCCGAAGGCACAGCTGGAGCGGGAGCAGGCACAGCAGGAGTAGGAGGGGGGG